GGAAGTTAAAACTAATCGTAGTGAAGCAGATTATATGGATGAAGATCTAAATAATGAACAGAATGAAGCTATGAGAGATCCTGTCGCAGTCGCGGCAGATCCAATCGCAAGAGCGGATTCTGATAATGATGACACTATGAGTTATTTTGCTAAACTAGCAGCTGAAGCTTAAGAGTTAATCAGTTTGAGAAGGGGACGAAAGTCCCCTTTTTTAGTATCCTAATCCGTAGTGTTTAAAGGATGTTTGATTAGCATCAAAGTGATCATGTATAGCTATTAACCCCTGATGCCCCATTGGAACTGCATCAGAATATATATTATTAATAATAACAGCACCAGTATTAGAAGAATTATCAGTATTAACTACCACTGGTTTTACTCCCTGTGGATTATAAAGTTCGTTACCTCTCATTTCTGCAGATGGTGTCATCGCATTCATAATTTGACCCATAGTCATACCGCTATTTGCAAATCGATTTATCAAAGACATACCTACATTATCTGCCGCAGTATCTCCAATAGCAGTAACACCACTAAAACCAGCATTAGCAGTTGCTGCCCTAAATGCTGCAGTTGATGTTGAGTAAGATGCTATGTCTCTACCGTATGTCATATCATTACCACCAGTTGCTTCATTAGGATTTACAATACTGACTTCTCCAGGAAGTTTACCATTTACAGTTAATCCTAATCTATCTGTTAACCAATTTGGTAACATACCTATAACAGCGTTTTTAATAGTTTTACCAAAATCTTTAAGAGTATCCCAGACTTTAGAAACACTATCCACAATTCCTACAAACCAATCTGGTGCTTCCATTTCAAATGGTAAACCACCAAAAAATACTTTCTCTTCATGGTTATATATTAAATTACCAATACTCTTAAATAATCTCTTTATAGAATCCTTAGCAGATTGCCATGCTCCAGCTATCGAGAATTCACCAGGATTCCAATTAATAAATCCACCAAAGATTTTTGTCTTTGTTGCTTCTTGGTGCCCACCTTGCCCTTCAACACCAGGGTCATAAAAAAACTTACTAACTGAACTAGTTATCTTATGGAAAACATTCTTTGAACTTTCCCATGCGTCATGCACGGCTTTGCCAGCACTTTGTAATCCTTTCGTAATTTTATCACCACCAAAATAACCTGCAACAGCACCAATAGCCATACCGATTAAACCACCAATGATTGCTCCTGGAATAGCACCAATACCTCCAAATAATAATCCTATTGCACCACCGATTGTAGCACCAACACCGCCTACTTTAAATGCTTGTTTTATTGAATTCCATATACCTTCGCCACTACCACCTAAAGCTTTACCTATTGCACCAGCTAAACCATCCTCTTTAAATCCTGTAATAAAATCACTAACTACTGCTGTTACACCAGCAATTGCCCATGTAACCAATGCTACTGGAAGTGCCGCAAGTCTTAAAAAGAGTTTAGCATAACTAGGGGATTTTGCAGTTGGCGCTTTAGGCATCATAGGAGGTAATATTGCTTTAACTACAGGTGATTGTAATTTTTTCTTTTCAAGTTTATCTTCTGCAGCAGATCTTTGAGCGTTTGCAGAAGCTTTATTAACTTTTTTATTTTGCTTGGTATCATTTTTGTTTTTCATTCCAAGCGCGTGTCTAATACCACCAAGCATTTGTACGGTCGCATCACTATTTACTTTAATTAATTGTAAAGTAGTTAGTTGTTTTGCTGAATCTATGTTTAAAAAGTTTAAAGCTTCACTTTGAAATTTTGAAGCTTCAACAACATCGCCTAAGCCAACGCGCTTTTCTTTCATTCTTACAGAAGTTAGTTTTTTATACTTCGTATTAGCTTTAGCATCTTTATTCTGACGTTTTGCTCTTTTACCACTTTCTGTAAATTTTTCGCTAAGCTTATTACCTACTATACTACCTTTAACTCTTCGTTTAAAGTCTTCCATTGCACCAATATCAAAATTTGTTTCTTGAATTTGGCCAGTGGCATCCGCTTTTTGTTGTGCATCTCTAAACGCTTGGTCTTGAATATCTCGTCGGATCTGCGACTGATTCATTTTTTTCAGCTGACCAGCAATTTCGTTTAATAAACCTATATTATCTTTAGCCATTTTGTTTTTTTATCCTTTCGTTTTCTTTTTGAACGTAATCCGTAACAAGAGCTGAGTATATCTCCCTTTCCCACGGTATCATATTATCAAGTTCACTTAAAGCAAATTCATGCTGCTTTATTAATATAAAATTTGTTTCATAATAACTAGTGATATTTGTGTGAGAAAGGGCTATTGAAAAAAATCAGCTAATCCATTTAATTCAATTTTATTTTCAGTACCACAATTTTTACACTTAAATTCTAAATCATAACTTAAATTTGGTGCCTCACTTATTATCTCAACTATTTTAGCAAAGTGATCAGAAGATAAACTTTCAACAAAAGCTACTCGATCTTTCATACTCGAGTCTTTAGCATTAAATATCTCTTCACCACTATAAATTACATCAAGGCATTTAGCTGCCATATTAATAATCATATCAGTTTCAGTTTTTCTTTCAGCCTGTGTCAACTTATTCTTTATAGTTGGCCACTGTATATCAACACTTACATCATCTGTTATTTTAACATGTTTATCTACTTGTTCTTCAAGATTTTTTACTCTTATCTTTTCTAAATCAATAGACGTTTCATTTTCTGTATCGCACTCATGGCACTTTGGTCTTACTTTAATTCCTTCACCTACAGACTTACTTCGTAATGTTACAAATATATACTCAACATCAAAATTAGTTAACTCATTTATTTTAATTGGTGTTTCAACACACAATTTAATCATATCAGTTACTGCATTTTCAATCGCTGTATCACTTTGAGTTTCCATTGCTATAAGCAATACTTTCTCTTCTTTGACCACATATGGTCTGTATGTTATTGTTTGCCCTGTTGAAGGCACATTCATTTCATACTTTGGGGTTGCAATTATTGGCAACATATCATTATATCTCCATTATTTTAAAAAATTCTATCAAATGTATCTATCGTATTTCTTCCTATTTGCAATAAATTATCTGCTAAATCTGTGTATCCATCTATTAATCCAACACTCTTGAAGTTATCGTATTCCCATGTTATACTTACTTCTAATAAACCTTCACCTTCAGAACTTAATTCAATTGCTCCTACTTGTATCGGATATGCGTTTAATAATTTTATTGAATATCCTGGGACAATATCACTACCTTGAGATAATTGTTGTATTGTTACATCGGTACTATATTCATTTTTATAAAATGTTTTATAGTGTTTACCTGATGTATCTACAATCATTTCTTGCCACATATCAAAATACTTCTTAATATAATAATCATTAGTTAACATGAATGTCATTGTTACTTCATCGGTTGCAGCCGAATAAGGCTTCTTCGATAGATGATGATTATGCATAGCTTCAGTTGTAGTTATTCTTTTTCCAGGCATTGTAACTGATTTGCATAATATAAACATATCTCTTGGATCATTTATAAAATCTGCAAGGTTTATACCATCACCAGATATTAAATTACTTAATAATGTGGCTGGATTAAAGTTTAATAAACTATTAATACTTTTAGATGGATGAGTAATATATACTCCAAATCTATTTGGTCTTGCTACACCACCTCTACGGTTAATTGTAGACTTCATTGTATCTATGTTTACTGGTAATGCCATTAGTACGATCTCCTTGAATCTGACCAAACTGTGCCAATACTAGCTTTCTTAAATTTGGCTGTTTGTAAAAATATTGCGATATTCCATTCCGCTGCATTTACTTTCATAATATTTGATGTCACATTTTTTGTTAGGTAATGTTTAAAGCATGGTTTAAAATATTTATAGTTTGCTGTAGATTGCAGTAACTTATAGGTTACTTTAAATCTCGTTGTCTTATCAAACTTTTGATTATTTGTTATATCATTTAATTTGTCTAAGAAGATTGCACGAACTTTAGGTGGTAAGTAATGTAAGTTAATACCATAGAAACCATCCTTTGCAGGACCAACAACAATAGTTAATGGGAATGTATCATAGTAAGGCAATGTTGCTTTAAGCTTTGGATCATACGTGTATACTACCATATCACCTGGTGAAGCTCCACCTTGTTTGGTTAATCTATCGTCTCCTAATAATTTACTAGAACCAATCTTACCAAGCTTAGTAACATTTTTAGCAAACCAATCATTTGCTTCTTTGCTTCT